ATAAGCGCCTGAAAACGCTGAGTCATCTTAGGATCTAACGCATCAAGGCTGATCTTTGTAAAGTCAGTGAGCGGATCTACGCGGTTAATACCGTAATTGTCAAGATGATCTGCAGTAAAAGGCTTAGACTGGAACAAACGTGTGAACGCTGCGGTGTCTCCACGCTCAGCAAGCAGGTAATCTCCCACATCTTTGTGATTATCAAGACGAGAAAGGATTGTTGCTGTGCGATATGGGTTAGATGTTTCTGAAACCAGTGGGTTTGCAGCAAGACGAGTAAGGTTTGTTTCTTTAACTGCATCATCGATCAATGTTGCAAGACCTGAAGGTGGAGGTGTTCCATCTTTTGTCTCAGCCCAACGAACTGCTTCTTCTGTTTTAGTACGGAAGATGTTCATATCGTTAGCTGTTACGATCTTAGATGGTCCAAGAACCTTCTTTGCTCCAGCGCGAACAGCCATGCCAGTACCTTTAGTACCAATCATGGCAAGAGTTAAATCAGTTACGCCTGATGCAAGGATGCCACCGACTTCGTCGCGGAATGCTTGATCACGTTGACGCTCATCAAAGATATCAAAGTTAGAATCCATGAAGGTTGGTGTGATTGCATCTGGTAAAACAGATCCAACTGCCTGACCTATTGGTGTAGCAAGTGCCTGACCCATAGAAATCTTCTTGGATTGTTCACGAGCAAAGCGGAAGCTTTGCGCTCCCTTACCTGCTGCAAGTGCTTGACCTGTAAGAAGACCAGTAGAAACGCCCTGCGTTACTGGCTGGATCACACGTTCATTAAGTGCTTCCATAACACGCATGGCTGGGTTTACAGCAAAACCTAGTGGACCGCGCTTAGCGGATTCAATAGCTCCAGCAATCTTAGGTACGACTGCTGCTTCGACTTTACCAACCTTGGTATTGTCTTTTTGCTGCTTCTTAAACTCGTCTACTTTTGAGAACGGAGCCTGTTGATTCTGGTCTGGTGGGGTTGTGTAGAGATCATCCCATAGTCCCATTCATAGGCTCCTTTCGAGTCGTCAATTCTTCAAGCATTGTTATGCGATCATCATCAGACTCAAAAGGAAATCGAGCTAAATCCCAAGCAACTGGAGCCATTTCAAACCCAAGGTACTCGAGGTTCTCCTCAAACTTCCTAAAGATTTTCATTCAGTCTGGCTCCGTAAATATTTAACAAATGCTTTCATTGTTCCAGTTGAGTTTTGTGAATCTGCAAACTGCGCCATTAACGGCATATACTTTGCAAGCATTGACAAGTCTTCAACTTGTTGATCTGCAGTAGATTTAAGTCCAAGGATTTCTGATCCTGGACCTGGACCTGCATCAACACCAGCGGTTACTGGTTCGTTTGGTCTACGCGTTGGCTCACCAAGACCAATAACACCAGCAGAAATATCTGGTGCTTTAGCCATAGGTGCGCCAGCTTGATCCATCTGAAATTGTTTTTGCTCGCCATAGGCAGCATTAGGCAACTTCTTAGCACCCTGTGATGGAGGCAAGTCTGTTCGCTTAGAAAGGGAACCTGGACCTGATACCTCCCCAGGGTTGGGTTGCATCATTGACATTGGTTACCTACTTCTTTTTAGATGTTGGAATGTTTACCTTAGTGTTAGCCCAAATCATGCTTCCACCCTTGTACTTAGACTTCTTGTCTGCAATAGTTGGGTTGGCTGCTAGAACTTCAGACAGAGTAACTCCTGCTCTCTTTGAGATACCAGAGAGTGTGTCGCCCTTAGCAACGCGGTATGAACTACCCTTAATTGGTGTAGCGGATGTAGATCCACCTGCACCTGTTGCTACCTTAAATGTCTTGTTCATTGGTGTTGAGCTACGGTTTGCTCCGCCAAGAGTCTTCTTGCCAGCTGCAGCCTTAGCTGCACGACCTGCGTTGATTCTTGTGGCACGCTTCTCTTCAGCCTTTACGATCTTGGCATTAAGTTCATCCATACGACCGCGACGTGTCTTACCTACAAGACCCATTGTTGCTAGGTTTGCTAGGTTAGATAGATCTGCTTTAGAAGATTCAATAAAGTTCTTGTTACTTCCCATGTTCTTATACTTAGGAGCCTTGCCTTGCATTTTAGCAAGACGGTTTTCAAGACGTTGAATCTCGCGGAAGTCTTTTTCGGTTGAACCCTTAAGTGCGCTACCTGCTTCAGCAATAAGTGCTCCAGCAATAAGACCCTTACCAACTTTTCTAGTCTTGCCAAACTTCTTTGCTTTAGCAGCAGCGGTTGGCTTTGCAGAAACTTCTTGTGGTGCGTTTGTACGAGTTGATGTTACAAACTTAGGACGTGTTGCAACCTGCTTAGATGCAGAACCTGCTTTCTTGGCATTCTGCATATCCAAATACTTGTTAGCCTTTGGTGCTTCTGCTGGCTTTGGCTTTGTGGTTGAACCGATCTTACGGATCTCTTTAACCTTTTGCTCTGAAGAAAGCTTTGGATTTGTTGCAGCCTTTTCACGAGCGTCATACTTTGCAGGATCTGCAGCGCGAAGCTTTGCAGCCTTACGTTCAGTCTTTCCAACTTTACGCTGTAGCGCAGCCTCTTGACGAGCTGTCATTCCACCAGTGTTAGTTGCTGGCTTCTTTACGGCTGGCTTAACTGCCTTTTCCTGCGCGAACAAAGCCTTGTTCATTGCAGACTTTGGCTTTACGCCTTGCTTGATCAGTTCATCGTAACGAGCCTTACCAGCTTCATTAAGTGTCTTACCTGCAGCGTAGCCTTTAGTTGCTGGCTTGTTAACTGCTGGCTTAGCAGCAGCCTTCTTGGTTGCTGCTTTTTTAACCGCAGCTTTCTTAGTAGCTTTTGGCTTCTCTGTTTGTGATGGAGTCTCAACTGCTGTAGTGAAAGTTCTTGTCTTGCTTAAACGCTTTGCGTTTTCGCTAACTGTTGGCTTTGCTGCTTGCTTGGTTTTAGGTGTGCGCTTTGGAGCCTGAGTATCAGTTGCTCCAGCTTTCTTTCCGCCGTATTCGCCAAACTCTGCACGCATTTCAGAACGGAACTTTTCACGAGCTGCATTTTGTGTAGCTTCGTAATCCTTCTTGCTAAGGTATGCGTCTTTTCCAAGTTCTGCCTTAGCGGTTGTTTTCATTTCGCTTAACGCAGCTTTATCATCTGCGGTTAACTTTGTCAGAGGATCTTTTAGTCGAGCCTGTGACTTGCCAGAAAAGGCTTGCTTGGCAGCAGACTTAGCGTCTTTACGTGCCTGCTTAAACTTTCTTGGCTTAGCTGGTTTCTTTGCTGCCATGTTTATCCTTTACTTAAAAGTTATTAAGCTTTACTTAAGCTTGTTCTTGTTGCCCTTGATGCCTTTTGGAGTTGGAGCCTTAGCTACCTGACCCTGACCGACACCCTTGCCACCGTTCTTCTTGCCTTCATGACCTGAATGAACTGGAGCCTTGGCTGCTTTTCCTTGCTTTCCGAACATTTATTTCTCCTTATGCTGGGATCTGACGAGTTACTCTCGCTGCTAGATTTGGATTTCCTCCGCCTGTAAGACCTGCAAGAAGTTCTTGCATAGGAGGTCTACCTTGTGGAAGTTGTGGTGCTTGTCCACCCATAGCTTCTGGCGCTGGTGCTCCCATTTCTGGTGGCATTCCAGGCTCTGCTGGTGGTTGTTCTTTAACTGGTTCTGGCTTAAATGCATTTGTTACTGCATCTTCAAGAGGAATACCCTTTTTGCGATCTGTAATAACGCTTGCCATCTTTTCAATTATCTTCATTGGATCCTGACCCTGCATTACCATTTGTGGAATTGCAGCTGCCATTTGAGATACAGAAGCTTTAAGGGAATCACGCATCTCTTCAATGTCGATAGCTCGTTCTTCTTCTCCAGCGTTAAGCGAGATAGGAAGGTTGCGACGCAACATTCCGCGAGAGATTAACTTATCTCCACGAGCTTGTAGACCCCAGACGAGAGCGCGGTTAGGATCTAGTCCTGCCATAAGTCCGTATTCAACAGTAACTCCGTAGTTACCATTGACATCAGATGCTGGCTTGTACTTTAGTTTGTAAGGTACGCCATTGGCAGTTGCAGATACTTCACGAGTTAACTCTGGGAAATATGCTTCATCTGTAGCAAAAGCCATTGAGATTGCTTGACCAATAGCTTCGCCTAAGATTGATTGGTAGATCTTTACTTGCGAATCGTATCCAGCCATGAGTGCTTTAACACCCTGACCAGTAACGATAGAACCTTCTGATTGCCCCGCACGTGCTTGAGGGAATCGGGTTCCAAGTTTCATTTCATCGGCGAGAACGTTGTTCTCGGCGAAGGCAAACTGTGGTACGTCTAGATTGACACGCCGAATCTTTTCAGGAGAGTTCGAGCGAATAACGCTATCGGGACCGATGCTAAGAGAAGTAACATCCGTAGGCAAAGCCAAAGGAGCTTCGACAGACTTTTGAACCGCTTCCATAGTAAGAAGCGCAAGGCGTGCTTTCGCTGCATAGACAGGAAGGACGTCATCAAATTGCCCACGTTGTTCTCCATCAAGGGATGGTCGCTGTGCAATAGCAACTGGTACACGACCGATTTTGTTTGGTACTGAAGATAGGACAAGACCGCCACGATCTGGCAAGAACATTACTGTTCGTTCTTTATCTGTCCATCGGACAACCTGCAACAATGTGTTGCCATCGCCACGAGTAAAAGCATTTCCCTGCAGAATCTGATCTGCTACTTCTGGGAAGTGTGCAGCTAGATCACCAGCCTTGCGGTGATATAGACGTGCATAGACATTAACTTCGCCGAAGCGATCCATGTCGTAGTAAGCACCCATAGAGTTCTCAACGTGAATGTGAGGACGCTTGTCTTTAAAGTTTGGTTCAACTCGTAAAGGAACAAATCCATAGGTAGCCAACTGGTCTGCGCCACGCAGTAGTTCCGTACCAAGTCGAGATGCTGCTACATAGTAGTTAGCAATCTTCGTGCGCTTGTCAGCCTTGGTACGCTGGTTATCATCTAGTGATGAATCGCCAGCAGCCGTAATGGTAGGTAGAACACCAACCTGCTCTGCTACATCTCGAGCAACTACATCAATAAGGTTGGCAATGATTGGACGTGACCAAAGACCTTCAGGGAATAATCCTTGAAAGACTTGATCAGCATTACCTGATCTAACCAAGGCGACTTCGCGCATGCGTTTGTCGCGCTCAGAGTTTCGAACTTTAAGTTGTTCGAAAGCTTGTACAAGTTCTTTCATTAATATCACAATCTCACAGTTCGCTGCGCTGCAGCGAGATCATCCAAATTGATGATGTACCTTGACTCAACCTGCCCACGTGGGGTGAACTGGTTTGATAAGAAGTTAGGTACATTGGTTGAAGTTAATAGAGTTTCTCTAGCTACGATCTCACAGAACCACAGTGCCATGACTGCGTCCATCTTGAGCTTCTTGCCTTGTACTCCTGGTTGCCAGGTTACGAGTTGCTCTATTAGCTTTTTAACGTGTTCATTCTTTGAGCTATCTGGCAATTCAATTAAGTTATCGTCAGCATGCTTAAAGTTGTTCATGACACCGTCTCGCTTAATGACGGTTCCGAACAGAGGAGCGAGTGAGGCTACGCCGAACTCGGGATCCTGTTTGTTATTACCTGTAAAGTGGGGGCGGTAATTAATACCCCTTGTTGACAAGAAGTTTCGAATCTCTTCGTCTTGTGTCAAGAAAAGTTGAAATGCGTTAGACTCAACGATCACCGTATGTGGGTGATAGGCTTCTGTCCATTCTCGAATTAAGGATCGGATTGCTGCAGGTGTAGGAGCTGTCATGATGTGAACATCCATGACGTAGCGTTTGTGTGTTCTGCGATCAACCGCGTAAGCAATAGCAGCGGTATCACCAGACATTGCTGGGTCGATACCAATGATCCTGTAGAAGTTTTGTGAGTTCTCAGGATGTCCTGCTGCGCCTGCAACCAGCGCACCCGACTTTCTCATTCCATTAACTGCGCCACGGACGCACATCGGGTCGAAGATTGCATTCTCCGCAATATCGAGGTTCTGGTAAACCAGTGACCACTTAGATGGTCCAGCCTCGTTTCGGACAGCTGTTAGACGCTGTCCTGTCCAACGCTCATACAGACCGTTCTCATCTGGCACGTCAGTGTCAGTTAAAGGAACTGTAGTTTTCTCCCAAAGAGTTTTCCAGTCTTTAGGATCCTCAGCGTACTCAAGTACTGCTGGCATGGACAAATATGACCAAGGCAATATGCCGTCGGTGTAATGCTGTGGGTTACGTAATTCTTTATATAGGTCTACTGCCGAGACACGAGTGCCAACGACAAGAAGCTGCCCTCCGCCTGGTGGTAGACGTGAGGCAACTTCTTGGCGAATCCATTCTTGCTGCTTTGCCCACTCTCCCGCGTTAGAGAGAGTGACTACGTCGTCAAGGACGATGAGATCAGCACGGTTACCGTAAACCTGTCCGCCCATACCGATAGCTTCGACCGTAGGGTCTTTAGCATCGTTATCACGGATGTCGCCACCAAGATAGATCTTGGTTGCTGACCACTGATCCGCCGTAGCTTTGTAACCGTCTACTGGACCAAATGCGACCTGAAGGTCAGCATACCTTGGATGCGTCAAGCGTTGCTTGATCGCATACAAAAACTTCTTTGCCTGCTCTTGGGTCTTGGAGATAACCATGACCGAAATGTTGGGATTCTTAACGATACGGTAAGTCACGTAGTTAATCGTGATCGTCATCGTCTTAGCGTGGTTAGGTGGTACGTTTACCAAGAGGCGGGACAAACCCGCCGACCCTTTCTCGTACACCATTGAATCGTGTAACCAAGAAGGATCTCTACCTTCCAACATATCCACCACATTCATCATGTGGGGTGGAACTACCGTGTCTAAGTACTTAGCCGAGAATTCGGCGAAATCAGACAAATTAGACCGAGCGTCTACAGCGAGGTCTTGAGTTCTAAACCGAGCATTATCAATCATAGCTGAGAAGCCTTGAGCTTCTCGGCGTTGTGTGTCATACCAAGAGCGAGATCTACCAATAACCTTTAGAGCATCAGCGATGGTGCGCCCTTGGCGTACCAAGCTGATCAGTTCTTTCCTGGCTTCTTCTGGTGCTAGGTTTCTTTCCACGTCAACTCCAGTGTCTGTAGTAGTACAGAGGGGTCTGGGCAGAAGTATCCCCACTCTTGCATATATTCTTTATTAGGCGGGCAGTAAGCCCGCCACAGAAGGCTCATTAAGTATTCGCCTTATACTTATATAGGGGTCTAGAGACTCGGCGTGTCTCAAGAGCAATTGGTAAATATTTTTAATTATTTTATAAAAGTGCTGCTCAGCCTGGTTTTCTGGTGAAAATTATTTGGTTGATAGTGGGGGGCGGGCGGGGGGTGGGGTTTAAAAGGGGGTGGGTCGGCAGGGCGCAACCCACACAAAAAAAGCCCCACGCGTGGGCGTGAGGCGGGGGAAAAACATGCGTGCGGGCATGCGAAAACCCCCGCGACCCTGGGTGGGTGCGGGGGCTCGCTGAACTATCTAGAGTGAGCGTTCACGTGTGATTACGCGACCGTTATCGAGCACCATTGCGACTGCTTGTGTTCCTCCGCATGTGAGGATGTCGATGCAGATACCGATGCGACCCTTGCCGACGTGAACTAGATCACCGAGTTGAGCGTACTTGACGATCGTTACTTCGCAGTCAGGTACGTGGTTGAGTGTAGGTACGTTATAGAAATCCTTGACCGCCTTAACTTCGGCGCTCAAGTTCGTGAGCATATCGTCTTGCGTCCAATATGTGTTCATTGCTTTGCCTTTCGGGTTGGTTAAAGCCATTGAGCCATTCAGCCCAACGACAAACATTCTCCCATAGTTCAGCCAAAATGTCAAACACTGAGCGTAAACCAACGGCGTGTCTTTCGTTATGTGTCATGTCATGACGTCATATGTGACGTGATGTGTGTGTCATGTATATACACGCGTGCGCTTCGCGCCCGCCTGGGTATGGCTTGATTACAGCCCGCACACGTATTGACAGGTAGCAGCTCGCGCATGCATACGCATACGCACGCATGTCTTTTCTTTGATAACAGATCGAAGATCTGTTTGATAATGGGGGTCGAAAACCGTTTTCGATGAACTAACTGAAGGGATTTACCAGATGAAAGCACTAACCGAAGCACTTCTGCCTAGCGACCTCATCGCTATCGGCATCCTGTTTGGCGTGGTTGGCACGCTATTGGTTGCCTATGCATGGGATCTCGCGTCTATCTTGATAGCAGAACGTAGTTCTGCAAGAGAATACGAACACTGGAAGACCACAATTCGAGAGGAGAACTAATGAGCACACTGATTAACTTCAACGTTGACTGCCGCTTATGCGGCGAGACAACCGCAATTCCCGCCTCGGTCGAGCAATTGACCGAACTATATCTGCCTCGCACAGAGCGCAGACTGATGCAAGAAATATTCCCAGATCTCTCTATCGGAGATAGAGAATTGCTTATCTCTGGCACATGTGATACCTGCTGGCAAAAGTTGCACGGCAGCGCAGACAAGGAGGAAAACTAATGAACCGTTGGCTCGTGCAATTTGACTGGCAAGAGGATGAGATATCCCCTACAGGCGGGATATACACATTCACCGTATCGAAGGACGGCTTGGAATTATTCCAAGTTAATCACCACAACATGAGCACCGCATGGGTAGATGCCCTCGGTGAATTGCAGTCGAGAGGAGAACTATAAATGGAAGCAGCACAGCAATTCGCAAACGATTACCTATTGGTAATCGAGAACGACCAAGATGCATGGGATGATGCCAAGGCGATCGCCCGATCACATGACTACTCCGTAGTCAAAGTCTCTGATGAAATCAGAGAACAATGGGAGAATCTAGTTGAACAACTAGCCCAATATACCGATGAGAAATATCTCGGATGCGCCTCGCTGATCATACGCCAGACTCTGTCTGGCTGGGGCAGTACGCCATTCGACATCATCGCCCGCCACATAATCGAACGAGACAAGGAGAACGCATAATGTACAGCAGCCGACTAGTTAAACCGAAGGTTAGCGATGTCAAGCAATGGCATCACGACCCAGAACTCAGCAACAAGAACGCCGATGTCTATGTCTCCGACATAGATTTCGCATTCTACAAGGTAACAGCACGCAACCAGCGTCCGCGTTACTTCTACGGCGAGACTGCATGGCAAGACGCAGCCCGCTATGCCCGCGATCAATACAACCCGCACATCTAAGGAGGAAAGTCAAGTGAGCAAGCATCTGAACGACATGACTATCGAAGAACTATCACAAGTTACTTGCATGGAATGCAAGACTAACACGATGGACGAGTACGCCTGCCGTACCAGCATGAAAGACAACGAAGCATTCTGTTCAGAATGCTGCGCCGATGAACTAGACGGCACTGATATCTCGTGTTGCGGATAACACGCATCTCAAGATAGCAGATCATAGATCTGCTTATATATAGCCAACCAACCGAAAGGAAAACCAATGTCAACCTACAAATTCACCATGCTCATCACCGTAGTAACCGAAGCGGACTCACTCACAGAAGCACGAGCTCGTGTCCGTGCTAATGAATTCGAAATCGACCCAACAGTTAAGCAAGAACTCACACTCAAGGAGGCAATGTAATGACACAGAATAAATCCGCAGGAGATGCAATGTTTGATGACCCAATAAACACGCAAGTTAAATGCAAGATATGCGGGCTTGTGCTAACAGGAGCAGCCCAATTGTTTGACCACATCGACCTACACGAAGGAGAATAAATATGAAACTTAAGGCAATGAACGATGACAGCGTAGATATCAATGGCACTTCAGGTAAGAGCGCAAGGATCGTATGTACCCGAGCGGAATTG